GCCGGAACCAATGCTGGGACGGCCATATCGCCTCATTTCTCTCTCATGTGGGGAGTAACTGGAGAGAATCTGTGCCATAACAGACTCATTTAGATGGCCTGAATTACCTTTCATGGAGGTAATTGCCTCTGAAGCGTCATCCCAAGTAGCGTTTGTCAAGGATTGACCGGGCTGTAGGTTGTTCATAAACGATGCAACAGTCTCAGTCATGCCCGATTCTGGTGTAAATGTCATGTAAACCATGCCTTTACGGTCCAGTGTTCGGGTTACAGCCTGTGAATATAACTCTCTTGATGGTTCTTCGTCAAGCCATATACAGTCTACACTGCGTCCCTGCCACTTATCCACACCCATTTCATAGGCTTTGAAGTGTAAAGAAGAGTTCCCGCCCGTAACGTGTTGTATAAGAGCAACACTTTTTGCGTTGGGTACACCCGGTTTACGTTCCGTTTTTATAATTTTACTTTTAGGTATCGCACCGGACCCAAACGCATCAGGATCATCTGGGGAACCCAATAGTTCGTATTGTACAATGTCTCTAGTTGTTTCGTTTGAAACCCCACCCGCCCAAGCGGTGATGGGATTATCGTACCGTCTGCCTTCCCACCAGTCAGGATATAAACCTGTTAGATGGTAACTCATCTCTGCCGCACCGGAAAAAGACTTCCCAATACGGTTAGCCGCCATCAGAAGCCTCTGGTTGGCCTCTGAGCCTGTTTTATGGAACTTCTGCTGGTATGGGTAAGGGTCGTACTCGTCAATGCGAGAGAAGCGTACAAGGCTTCTCAGAGCCTGTTTTAATTCTAACTCTTTACGGTACTGTTCAGTGCTTAAGCCTTTCAAGTGCCTCTAACTCCCGAATGATCTCTTCTTTACTCATTTGGTCGATGTTGGTGGTTTCTACCTTGTCTACTGGTTTAAGTCCAGCGCGGTCAAGGATATCTTTAATGGCTCCCAATCTGACAGATTCAGACTCAGCCTTTTCCGCAAGGTCGGTCAACCACATAAGACTGGCCGGAATCTTATCAGCAATAACCTTCTGCACTTCCTTTTGTATTTCAGGATGCAGTTGGTTCTTTAGTTGGTATCCTTTGCTTTTGGCAGTCTTTTCAGAATACCCAGCCGCGATAGCCGCTTTAGTGGCGTTACCAGTAAGGACGTATGTTTCTATAAATTTGTCTTGTTTTTCTGTCATCTAGTTGCATCCGCAGGTCTACCTTTTGAACCCGGTTGCCATACTGGTTCTCGGGTACGCGCAAGATATTCTGATACCATATCACTATGGTAAGATTTCATACCGTCAGGAATTTTACCTTGCCTTAATGATTTTTGAACAAACTTAGGCAGTTTCTTAAATGCTTTTGGTTTGGCTATTGTCTTAGCCGCGATTCGTATAGGAGAGTCACTTGGGTTTCTTTGTTCTACTTCTGGGTGTACTGGTCTACTTCTTACAGGCTCTGGTGGCGTAACGTCAATAACAATATCAGGACCGCTGGATACTGGAATAGTAACTTTATTCGATTGTGGAGTTACCTGTCTTGCCGCCTGTTGTGCAATAATAGTCTCTGCGACTCTCTGGGCTATGGCTTCCTGTAGTGCTTCACCACCTTCTTGTGATACTGCTCCTTGGTCAAAGTCAGGTCCAATTACTCCGCTACCACCACCCAAAAATCCTCCAGCCTCCATCAAGCCTTCTACACCTTCAAGGTCTGAATCCATAACTGGATTAACCTCAATTCCTTCAAATATTGACTGGTATCCGGGATTATTAAAATCTAAAGTTGAGCCGGGATCGGTTAGCGTTGGAGGATCATATAATTCTATAGAAGGTTCTACATTATTATCTTGACTAAAAAATGTTCTATTTATAAAGTTTTGGAAATTAGGAAATGCAGGATTAGGATTATCCTGATATTCTTCAAGTTCTATATTATCTAGAACATCTAGGATAGGACTTAAAGGATTAACTCCCAAAGGAATATTGCCCATTAAAGGGACGGATACTGGACCTTGATAACCATAAGGAGTATCGTCATCAAAGGTTACGGTTGTTCCTACTCCAAAATTTTCTATAGGAGCCTCTGTAAATCCAATTAAATTTCCATTTTCATCATAATTTAAAGAAGTGTTTTTGTCATTTTGATTTACAAAGTTTGCTACTGTTGCAAAATCCATAGCCTCATTCATATTTATAGCGTTAGGATTTCCCAATAAACCGCTCATAACATCTGTAGCCATAGCCTGTCGCATTGACTTTTTAGAAGGATCATCTTGAAAGTTAGCAATATTTCCTCCAATAATATTGCCTAATGCTTCACTAAAATTATATCCTTGTGTAAGGCCGGGAACAAATCCTGACATTATTTGACTAGCCGCTCCCAATGGTCCTCGTGGATGATGGGTGGCTATGTTCTCTATATTTCTATAAGCCTGAGCCGGATTAGTTACCGCAAGAGTCGGATTAATACTCATGTTCAGGGCTTGTTCAAGGTTTCCTATAGACTGACCAATATCCTGTGGATTTCCAGACTGGTCAATTCCTAATACTGCTCTAGCAACAGCATCTTGAATGGCTGGGTCTTCAATATTATCAAGAGGTCCGGGAATAGTACCCCAGCCTCCTCCACCACTTAATGCTCCGGGTGAACCAAAGGCTCCCGGTCCTCCCATAACATTGCCATCCATGCCAAATCCAATCATCAGTGTACTCCTAATATTAGTGTTTTCTTATAAATGCTCTAAATACCCACCGCTGTATGGGGAGAACATATATATATATTATTTTTTTGTTTGGGGTGGGGTAGCCTTATCACTACCATATATGTATTCTATGCCCTAGTAGCCATCAAGAGAGAGACGAGGCATTACAGCCGAGTCTCATCAACGCTGTGGATGCTCAGGAGTCCGTGTGTGTGTGGGAGGAGGACATCATCCAAGGCTAACTGGGCGTTACCCGATACAACTGGGTCGGGCTTTCGTGAATTCAGCCTCGCGATACAACAGCGAGTCTTCACCCTAAAGGGCTTCAATCCCTAACGCAACGACAAGAGACAGAAAGAACTATATCTCTCTATGTGAATCATATGATTGTATCATAGGAATTCTTAAAGTAATAGGTCAACCGCGATAACTTTCCGAACAGCGGATAATGCTCTTCGACTCTTTTTAACCGCCTAAAGGCTCGCCTCCGGCCGAACCAGAGGTTCTTGCCTCTCGCGTGACGGCTAGGTTCTCGGACAGGATGTGGCGAACAAACGCCAATCCTTCTACGCCTAATCTCTGAGCCGGATACGGCTCTACGAGATTACACTGGAAGGCGACAAGTCGCCTCTTTTTACTAACGGCTACCTGCGATCCGTGCCCAAGGGAAGCAGTCTTCGCCGGATGCGGCTCGGGACTGCTATCTGGTTTATAACAACTAACTAACTTGCCTACTCTGCCTCGCTAATCAGATCGAAACCCTACGGGACAAGCCCTTAAGGGTTCCGGTTAATTGCACGAAGATGCGGAGAAAACGATACGGCACTCTCCGATCTTCTTTCTTTTCCGCGCTCGATAATGATAGCAGGTAGCCTGAGAAGTAAAGACTACCCAAGGCGAGGCGATACAACAGCCTCGGTCTTGACTACTCAGTCTTTACCTGCTGGAAAGAAAAGGTGTAGGCAATTCAGTCTACTAAATATGATTCTAGGAGAATCTAAAATGCAAGATACATTATCTAAACTGTTGGAAGTGAAGTATATGGTTGGTTTCAGCGCCCAAGGCTCTGCAAATTGCTCTGCCCTCGGATATGCCAAGAGCATAGCGAAGCGGTATGTAGTCCCGCAGGTCGAGCCAACTGTGGATAGCAGAGCCGAATGGGAAGATTCGGTAAATACAGAGATGGAGGATTGGCTTCTTGACCAGTCTGGAAAGACTGAGGAGTATAATCCTTGGGAAGAACTGAATAAGTACGCTTTTATTATCCAGTCTCTGAATTTGCCGAAGCCGACCTTGGAAAAATCTCTGGAGTATCTGGTGAAGATGGACTTCACACCGCCGAGTAAGAAAGATATCGCAGAGTTGGTCGGCGAAGTCCGAGACGAGTTCAAGACTGAAGCGGAGGCTGAAGCCTTTGTTCTAGAGTGTCTTGAAGAGGAGCATAAGGATAATTGCTCAGAGTTTGAAGAACTCGGATCGGAATTGATCTTCATTGTCGAGGCTATGGTTGCTAATGCACAGCCAGTGCCTTTACCTGATGCGTTCAAGGTGAAACTGAGTGGCTTCGCTAAGAAGGCGGTTGATCGACAGCGTAAGAGTAGAGGTCTTGTCGCCAGTTTAGGTGACTGCAAACTACTGAAACTCCTGATCATCTAACAGGCATGGGAGTCGGGGCTTCGGCCTCGGCTCCCTTTTTTTGCTCGGCCGTTAAAGGATGCGACAAGTCGCATAAAATTTTCTCGTTCGCTGGCGCTCACTCGTAACGGCAAGAAACGGCAACGGCCTTGGGAAAATGACTGAAGTTATTGAGGCGCGAAAGGTTAACTTTCCTTTGAATATAAGTGATTGTATTTAAAGGAAAAGTAACGGTTAATAGGTTAACTATTTAACAAGGAGAAAAGTAATGATGAAAGAAGTTAAGGCTGTTAGAGATTCCGCTATCAAATCGTATGTTTCTACGCTTACAACTCAGGAGTTAAAGGACTTTGCTGAGATGTGTACTGGTTCTGATTGGGATTTGTATCCAGTAGAAATGGTTGAGAGTGTCGTGGTTGACATTCTCCAAGAGCCGAATCATACTACGGCAATGGGATTTGCTGGCTTATTCTAAAGGAAAAACGTGATGTCTGATGAATGTAACCGTTGTTATAGAGAGGATGAACCTGTCCATAAATTCTGTAGTATGCAGGTAGGTTATCCAATATGCGAAGAGTGTTACGATGAATTGCGTATTGAAGCCTGCGGGTATGAAGATTTATATAACTGGCAATACGAGGATTGAGGCATGCCTTTATGTATACATTGTAATCAGTATGTTGAGGATAATTCTGAAGCAGGTATGACCAAAGACTTCAGGTATTATCACCCGGATTGTGGCAAAGAATCTGCAATGGATAAGTGGGATGATCTATACTATAATGGAGATGAATCCTTCACTGACATAGGAGAAACGTGATGACTAGAACAGAGATGATTGATAACTTGCTTGACTCTTATACTAAGAGAGAGTTAGAGGCTTTGGGTAAAAGAATGGGATTAGATGAGTATATTTTTGTACACCGGCACTTTACTCATGAAGATATGTTAAGTCTGGCAGATCAGTTGCATAATATACTGTTTGATCCGGGTGGATGGCATGAAGAGTTTAATAAGTTAGCAGAGATGGAGCAATAATGAAATTCTTTAAAGGACAGAAACAACCTAAGTCTTTCAAGTCTTTGTCTGCAAAACTGGACGAAGATAAAGTAGAAGAAATCTACGTTGAGTTAAGGGAAGGCACAAGTTACAAGGCTATTGCCGAGATGTTTGATGTGTCTTATGCTACAATACAGAATGTAAACAGTGGTAAATACTTTAGGATACCTGATGTGGTCTATCCCATTGTAGATAGGCGACATAAGTATGGTAAAGAACCGGGAGAACTAGATGAATTCTGGGATACATATTACCCAGAGCCTGAGTTATACTGGCCTAAAATCCATCCATCTGATAGGAGAGAAAGATAATGAGCGCAAATCTTGACGGTTACAACACACCAAGGAGATCAACCTTGAAATCTAAATTAGAGAAAAGGATTGAGGCACTGGAAGTACAGGTTGCTATGAAAAAAGATGTTAGAGATACAGTAGCATGGATACTATCTGAGTTTAGTTTATCAGAAGCAGATCAAATTAGTAGCCTAATATCTGAGCATCTTAACTGGTACATTGAGACAACTAACAATCAAGATTGGGAGCAATAATATGTATGATCCGTACTCGCTTGAATCATGGGACATTGAAGGATATGGCACAGTGTATGTAAGTGATCTTATCTTTGATGACAGTCAACTTATATGGATGCGTCTTGATGAGATTACAATGGAGCCTATATCTGCTGATGATATGGAGACTGCGTTAGAGCCTGTGTTCTGGCTGTCTAGTAAGGAGTTGTTTCGTGATTTACAGTTAAGTGAGAGTCAATTAATACCCTACTTAGGAGATTGATATGAAAGTACCTGACAAGATAGCGAATGAGGTAAGGGATTCTGTCGTTGCTAACCTTACGGAGTATAAGAAAGCCATTGAGGCAGGGCTACCTGCACCATGGAATCCTTGGTTTAGACCTTGGAAAGATGACGGTACAACCAATACTCTTCAGCCTGTGATGGCTATGAACGGAGTATCTAAGCGTCCTTACAATGGATGTAACTGGTTCCTGCTTAACTTGTTGGTTAGTTATGAGTCGCCTGATTACTACACGCTGAATCAGATAAAGAAACTCACTGGTTCTGATATGCCTCTATCTAAAGAGGTGTTCCTTGAGGGCAGAAACATTCTATTCTGGAAGCCTATTAAGATTAATGATAAGGATACAGGCAAGGAAAAGATGATGCCATTAGCCAAGACTTATAAGGTCTGGAACCGTGAACAGATTGTGTCATGTGGTCACGAACTACCAGAGGTTAAGGTTGCTATGGGTGATGACTTCGATCCCAAGACTGAGATAGATAAGTACCTTACCAACCTGAATCTAAAGGGAGGCGTTCATCGTGGTGGTGACATGGCGTTCTACCGTCCGATGGATGACACGATAGGGCTACCTAATGACAGCGCATTTACCTGTGAGCATGAGCGTGAATCAACCAAGGCACATGAAGGTGTCCATGCTACAGGAGCCAAGCACAGGCTAGACAGGAAGCGTGGTAGCAGGTTTGGTGATGCGGCTTATGCTTATGAGGAACTGGTTGCTGAGTTGGGAGCGGCTATGACCTGCCAATATGTAGGCATACCGCTTGAGAAACTACAGCATACACAGTATCTCCAGACATGGCTGACTAAACTGAAGGATGATACATCATTCCTATTCAGTGCCGCCGCTGAAGCAAGTAAGGGATTCCAAATGCTGGCTGGTCTGGATCAATCAGTCTCTAAGTGATGGTCAAACTTCACACGCTTGTACGCTGTTCTAGGTTTGTGATAGTGAGCCTTGGGTTTGTGATGCTTGGCTACTAGGTTGCGTTTCTGCTGTCGTTTGAACTTGGCTTGAGCCTTGTGGTTAAGTTCCATACAAATTTTCCTCTACTTAACTACCTTTAAAGGCTAAGTCATTGATTTATATACCTATTATATAGGCAAAACGTATGGTATAATCTCCTAAAATAACAACAACTTAGAGGAGAAAGGTATATAGATGACGACTAATTTCTTACTGGATCGTATTGTCAGGAAGGGATTGACGCTAATGAAGAAGGTTCAGTATGACAGTAACAAATCTGACAGCATACCTATTGAGGTGTACAAGACTAGATGCCTTGGTTACATTGAAAGAATCAATGAGTTAAAGTATTTAAAATCTGAAGACCTTGAAGATGCTAAGAAGAAACTGTTTAATGTATACTTCTATCTTCAGTCAGTGTCAGGACCAGAGAGGCAGACACCACATCAAACTGAAATCTCTATTGAGATAGTAAGTAAGGCATTAGATCAGGCTGTTGCTGATGACTATGGTAAACGTACAGGAGGACTAGGGTTTAGTGTTACGCGAGGACTCACGCTTACAGAAGAGAAAGGTGAGCCTATTAACCACTACTTTCGTAAGGTTAAGAAGCGTCCAGTGTATTCCTTACTGCCTCCTATAGAAGACAATCCGTTAGTGACGCCTATAGAGGAACATATAGTAATGAAACAGACAATGCAGGAGTGGCGTGATGAAATGGCTAGACAAAAGAAGGAAATATTAGATGCGAATAAACTGTCAAGACTGCACCCACAAGGAAGCGACACAACTAAATCCGTTTCCGATGTGTGATAGATGTTGGGCCGTTAGGTTTAGCACTCAGTATATTGAGGGAGAAGACATACCATTCCTAGATATACACAGGGCTAGGCTTAAAGGTCTGAATCTTTGGAGGAAAAAAGGCGAGTCCTCTGAAGATTGGGGTAAGAGATGTAGGAAATTCGCCGAATCAAAATCATTTATAGGAACTTAAAATGTTACATGGACACAGCAAAGATGGTCGTACTCCCACCTATAACTCATGGCGTAAGATGATGGAGCGTTGTTATAACCGTAATCAGATTGGCTTTGAGAACTTTGGTGGTAAAGGTATTGCAGTTGAACCTGAATGGCACGACTTCGCTACATTCTTGGAAGATATGGGAGAGAGATTTGAAAATACTTTCCTTGATCGTATTGACGTTGACGATAATTATGGCCCGGATAACTGCCGCTGGAGTACCCGAGCAGTACAGGCTCATAACCACGCTCGTCGTCGGGCATTAGCCGCTTGACAACTTGGAAACACTGTGAGCGCACCATCGCTAGTATCTTGGGTGGTGTGCGAACAGGTTGCAACGGTGAGTCTCGTCGTGATGTAGAGCATGACAAGTGGAGCATTGAGGTAAAGCACAGGAAGAAGTTACCTGACTGGATACATGATGCTATGGGTCAGGCTGTGCTAGAGGCAGAACATAGAGTACCAATAGTTGTACTGCATGAGAAGCAGATGAAGTACGAAGATAGTTATGTTATACTTAAGATCAAAGACTTTAAGGAGATCACAGATGAATCCATACAAGAAAACTGATATGGTAGAATTTGCAAACAGTGTTATTGATGCAGTGCATGGTTCTTTAAGCATAAAAGATATATTCGTTCCAGCATCTAGTTGGAGTGAGGCAATAGCAGAAGCCAGACGGCCAGAGGAAGGAGCAATTAAGATAGCAGTAGAACAGAAGACTGTGAAGTTGAAGTGTGTGTATCCTGATCCTGATGATGGATCATCCTACTCATGGATCAAGGTAGATGATGAGAAGATTACGGATAAGTTAAAAGAGTTTGAAGATTCTTATGGAGGTTCAAAGTGAAAACTAAGAACGAAGTATTAAGAGAGTTGTTCATAGAGAATGGACTCGTCAAAGGCGAGGACACCCATGAACTTAAGTTCGGTAGCAAGGCATTAACTATCATAACCCGTAGTGGTATTGAGAAGATACAATACCATAATGATATTGATGTGTCGTATGAACTGGAGTCAGTTAATCCAGAGTTTGTGGTAGTGAAAGCAACTGCTACTAAAGGTGATCTAAAGATGGAGTCGTATGGAGAAGCGTCACCTGCTAATACAAAGCAGCCCTATCCTGTAGCAATGGCAGAGAAACGTGCATTGTCTAGGGTGATACTTAAGACAACAGGATTCTATAAGTTCGGTGTGTTTGGTGAAGATGAATCAGATGACTTCAAGGAGAAAGTCGCATGAATGTAAGAAAGAAAAACGCAAAAGAAAAAGAGTACGATCAAGCAGAACTAAACAAAGCAAAGCACGACTTGGCAGAATCGGCTCTTGGTTTTGCTAACGAATTTGCTGAGTGTGATGGCGATGTATTCTACTCATCGTATAAAGACTTCGCTAACAAAGCATGGCAATACGATAGAGAGAAAGAGAACAGTGCGATGCCAAAAGTAGGTGACGTTTGGGATTGGGAAAACAAAGTATGTGGAGCGTATAGATACCGTGACATTTAAAACAGAATTGGGAGAGGCTATCTTCAAACAGAAGTATGCCTCAAATCCCTACGAAACATGGGAGGATAAGGCTCACTCAGTTGTCAACTCTGTGTGTGGAGACTTCAATGGACTGAAGACTCCGCTCATGGAGAAGTCAGAACGAGACAGGCTTATCAATTATATTAGTGAGTTCAAGTTCATGCCGGGAGGTAGATACTTATGGTATGCAGGTAGAGAGGCGCGATTCTATAACAACTGCTATCTATTGAGGCTTGAAGAAGATACCAGAGAGGAGTGGGCTGGCGTTACAGAGAGAGCCATGACTTGTCTGATGACAGGTGGTGGCATAGGTGTTGATATCTCTAGGGCTAGACCGTCTGGCCGTCAGTTAAGAAGGACGGGTGGCGTAGCGTCAGGTCCAATCCCATTATTGTATACCTTGAATGAGGTAGGTAGGAATGTAATGCAGGGTGGTAGCCGTAGGTCTGCACTGTATGGCAGTATGAACTGGCAACATGAGGACGCATGGAAACTTCTTCATGCTAAGAACTGGCATGAGATGAGCGTTGGTAATACCACATTAGCGGAACTTAAACAGGCAGACTTTAACTTTCCTGCACCGTTAGATATGATGAACATATCATTGAACTATGACGATGCTTGGTTAAAGAATCCTATTAACAGTACGTTTATGGAAAATGTAAGGCAAGCCATGATGACAGGTGAGCCGGGATTCTCATTTAACTTTGGAGAGAAACAGAATGAGACTTTACGAAATGCTTGTACGGAAATTACGAGCGAAGATGATTCAGATGTATGTAATCTGGGCAGTGTTAACCTTGCTAATGTTAAGACTCTGGATGAATTTGAAGATGTGGTTGCGCTCGGTGCTAAGTTTCTAGTATGTGGTCTGATGAGGGCGCACCTACCTTACAAGAAGGTGTATGAAATCAGGCAGAAGAACAGTCGTATTGGGTTAGGTCTTATGGGTATGCACGAATGGTTATTGCAACGTGGATACAAATATGAAATGGTTGATGAATTAAAACAATGGATGAAAGCATATGAAAAGTACAGCAAAGAAGCGGCAGACGATCATTGCTATAGATTTATGCTCGAATATCCTAAAGGATATAGAGCAATCGCTCCAACAGGCACCATCAGCATTTTGGCCGGGACCACCTCTGGAGTGGAACCTATCTACGCCGTTGCATATCGCAGAAGGTACTTGTCTGACGGAACCAAATGGAAACATCAGTTTGTCGTTGACGGTACAGCGCAGGCGCTCATAGATACAGGCATTGATCCTAATAAGATTGAGTCTGCTGTTGATCTAGCATCTGAGCCAGAGCGTAGAGTTAAATTCCAGTATGAACTACAGAAGTATGTAGACCATGCGATTAGTTCCACGTTGAACCTTCCTGCTTGGGGTAGTGAACTTAACAATGAGGATAAGGTTGCTGAGTTTGCACAGGTAATTAAAAAGTATGGGCCGGGACTAAGAGGATTGACCGTCTATCCTGATAGTGCTAGAGGAGGACAGCCTATCACATCAGTACCTTACGAAGAGGCTCATGCTAAACGTGGTGTAATCTATGAAGATAATTCGGAGGAACAATGTCTGAGCGGTGTTTGTGGTATTTAGTAATAGCGCTTGTTGCCGCTATACCTATTTATCGTTTTGTAGGTCATTGCTTTATTCTTTTCTGGTTATTTTATGTTGGTGGAATTAGTTAATGCTAGAAAAAGATATCAGATGGAAGCAGAAGAAGTACACTGATTGGGTGGCTACATTACCATGCGCCAACTGTGGTACGGAGGATGGTACTGTGGTCGCCCATCATCTAAAGAGTAAGTTGTTACCTCATAACATTAGAGGTGGAGGCATGTCAGTAAAGGTAGATGATTGGTTGACGATGCCTATGTGTTATACTTGCCATACTAAAGTACATGAGGGAGGCATGGATTCAGAGCAACTGGTGTATATATTTAGTACATTGAAAGAAGCATTTAAACAACGGAGGTTTACATTCAAATGATTACTGATGATGACAAAGCAGAAGCGGCACACAACGCTTTGACTGACAGTGATGAGGAGTATGGTACGCTATCTGCTTATGTTAAGATGGCTCCGCATATGACTAAACTTATAAAGGCAAAGGCTTTCTTAAATACATCTGGTACTGTAGCAGAGAGAGAGTCGATGGCTTATGCGTCTGAAGATTATAAGAAGTTCACTGATAATCTGAAGGATGCTATGGTAGAATACGAGGTTCTTCATGCCAGAAGAGAATCTTGGCAGAGAGAGGTAGATATCTGGCGAACCGTAAGCGCTAACAGGAGAAAGTAATGAGCGATTATGAGCAGAAAGATATGGATGGTGTTGTGTTTGAAGTACCTGCTGACCAGTTGACGGAAGATTGGATGGCTCCGTGGTCAGGCAAAGCAATGGTAGATGGGCAGATGTATTGGGTAAACATATACGATAACGTATCCAAAGCAGGTAAGCCTTACCGTAAGTTAAAGTTCAAGGCTATGCAAGCGGCGTATAATGATAAGCCTAAGAGTGCTGGACCAACTAAAAACTATAAAGGCGTTAATGACATTCCATGGGATGACTAATGTTTATAACTTATAAGAACGGTAAAGAGTACAACCTAGATTACGATGAGGATGCTCACTCCTATAAGGTTGAGGGAGTGAAAGTCCCATCGGTTACTAGGATTGTAGACGCTTGCTTCCCTAAGAACCTGACTGAGTGGGCTGTAGGTGTGGGTGAGGAAGAGTATCGCCGCATTACTGATGAGGCTTTAGAGATAGGTAACGAAACTCACAAAAATATTGAGAGTATTATAAAAGGAGAAGGTTATCTATCAGTAAAGAATGAAGGCTCTTGCAATTCTATAGACGCTTTCGATGAATGGCGAGACGAATTGAATCCAGAATGGTTAGATGCAGAGCGTAAGATATACTGTGATAGGTTTAAATATGCTGGGACTGTGGATGCAGTGGCAAAGATTAACGGTCGTGTTTGCGTAATAGATTTCAAAACGTCCAAGAAAATCTACAAGCCATACCACCTACAGGTAACGGCATACGCCCAAGCAATCAAGAGGATTGATGGTTTGAGACAGTGGCCTTTGGGGATGATACTGCGGTTAGATAAAGAGACCGGGCTATATCAGCAGAAAGTATTTGAACCAAAGGATCACTTCAAAACCTTTGTTAAATGTATGGAACTTCGACAGTGGAGTTCTCTTAGAATCAAGGAGGCCGACATTGTATGAGGACCAAGAAGATGTGCTAGGTTTAATAGTAACCCATGCTCAAGCATTAATATGGGCTATGAACATAGCCAAGAACCATGAGTTAGCAGACCCAGAGGTAGCAATTACTGTAATGGAAGAGATGCAGAAAGATTCTAAAACTATATGGGAAGAACAGTTGTGGCGTAAAGTAACAGATGGATTCAAGGAAGACTTACCATCAGCAAGCATATATAAATTTAGTCTAGATACTAGAGGACCAGACACATGAGTAACCTATTAGTTATTGGTGATCCACACGCTCACCCAGACTACGACAATAAAAGGTTTACGGATTTAGGCAGGTTCATTGTTAAGTCCAGACCAGACATTGTAGTATGTATTGGTGACATGGCTGATATGCCTAGCCTATCCATGTATGATAAAGGTACTAAGGGATTTGAAGGCAAGAGATATAAGAAGGATGTGGCCGCTGTTATTGACGCACAGGAGAAGATGTTTGCGCCCATTAGAAAGGCGCGAGGATACAAGCCTAAGTTCTACATGACACTAGGCAACCATGAGGACAGGATAGATAGAGCCGTAAACTCTACACCTGAACTGGATGGTGCTATAGGTATTGAGGACTTGCAGTATGAGAAGTTTGGTTGGAATGTTACGCCATTCAAGAAGAGTGTTACGATCAAAGGAATAACATTCAGTCATTACTTTACATCTGGTGTGGCTGGCAGACCTATTAGTTCAGTGCATATAGGTCATGCTCTTGTGTCTAAGTTACACTGCTCCGCTGTGCAAGGACACTCACATCTATACAATCATTCAGAACAGACACGGCCTGACGGCCAGAAGATATTTGGATTATCGGCGGGTTGCTATTCACATCCTGATTACCGTGAAACTTGGTGCAAGGATACTGAATACCAATGGTGGAGAGGACTGATTATGCTTGAAGGTTTAGATGGAGAAGGATACTATAACAGCATCCGAGCCATTACACAACGGAGCATTAGAGGAAAATGAAATGGAAGAAGCCTAAAGACAGCAAGGCTCTCCAAGAGAAAAGTGCCTACGGCAAAATTAAAAAGGCAGAGCGGATAACAACGTGGACCAACGTAGCCTACCCTGATAAAGATGCCGTGGCGTTAGAGAAAGAATGGGAGAAGAAGAAGACTAGGATGTTTGCCAAGTTCTGCTGGGAAAACCTTGGAGCAAAAGCACCTAGCGGTAAACGGTGGGAGGATGTGTTCAGAGAGAAGACAGGCATTAACCTAGTCGATTATGTTTCTAACCTCACAAGAAAGAAACTCTAGTCTAGTGACGCATCCTTTAGGGAAAGCAGTAATGCCGTACTCTTTATCTTCTTTGGTTTCGTCAAAGTTTTCAGGTGCTAGAGTGTTGCATATCTTTATAGTCTTTGGGTCGTCTTGAGGTATCAACCATCCTACTGATCTGATAACAGGACAGTCAACCTCATCGTGAGACTCCCACCCACTGGTCTGCATGATGTCACGCCACTCGACTATAACTAATTGTTTAGAATCTGAATCCATATGTTAGCATAGACCTCATGTTACCGTATTCAATCCCAACCGTATGATTTTCTATCTGCTTCTGAAGTCCAATCTGGTAGAAGTCTTCTGTCGCTCTCATAGTAAGAGGAAGGTCGTACCTTGAAACCGCATAGAGCGTAACCAGTGCGGCACCAATACCAAACATCTCCTTCTCGTATTCCTTGTACCACTGTTTCTTCAAAGCGGTTTCTCTTTGACCACACGGATGGACGTTCCTTCCGTTTCCAGTACCTACGGCTCCCATTTTGCACGCAATATCTCCATATCTTTTTGCAACAGTTGAGGAAGAATCCATATGATATTCTGAAACTATCACAGGTTTGCCAAGAGACAGAGCCTCAGTTACTTTTGCTCTAAACTGAGATTCATTTAAGTTAAAACCAGTTTGCAGATATATTATATCAGCGTTATCAAGGTATCCCGGCTTGATACCGGGAGTAAGATGCACACCAACAGGCTTGTTTGTCTTGGTCTTTAGATCGGCAACCATCTCTCTGACTTGTGCCGCTGACCAATACTCATCTACTTCTAACCCAATAACATAACCGTCTACCTTGTCATCAAACCTCTGAACCATCTCAGAGTTATGAGACTTATGATAGGAGAGAGGCTTAGATGCTAGATTAGGAGAGTCATCAGCCATCAACCACATAACAGGACGCAAACCTCTACTGTTAAGGTGATCTAATCTAAGTTCCCAATCGGATTGAGGCGAAACATTTCCGATGCCGTCATCTCCATTCTGAGAATAGATATAGATATGCGTGTCACCTTGATTAATAAGAGCGTTCTCTACTCTACTACGCCATGCATCATCTACACTAGTAGATAGATACGATAGACTCATCCAGTTACGCAGATCATTGTGCAAAAGAAAACTTGCTCTTGATCCGTAAATGTCAGATTGTGCTATTGATGCGTATATTATACAAAATAATACACACACATATAAAAGCACACCACTGAAAGATTTGAGACAGTCCTTTATATATTCTTTCATCTCATAAGTGGGTTAGGATGTTTAGGTTCTCTGCCTTTCATCTTAACAGGTCCGGGTAAAAACCATCCAAGTACCATGGGAATAATAACTACGAGAATGAGCAACCAACCGCCCATCTCAGCCATGGAGCCAAGCAAACTCCAGAAGTTATCAGGAGCGCAGGAGCCACTATCCATAGTAGTGCGGGACGAACCCGTCACCTCCGTCACCACATCTGCCACAAAGGCACTTGTCATGCTTCCCGCTATAGGTGCAATCACACCCCCACTGAGTACAGTCCCCGCAACGGCACCCGTCCCTGCCGCTGTCGCTACTACTCCCGCTTTCTTGATCGTTCCGCATCCTATAACTCCTAGCGCTATCCCCAGATAGCAGAGGCTACGATAAATACGGCCACGCCAATTAGAATCCACATCTTTGTTTTCTTTGGTAATGCTTTCCATTTCTCTTTCATCCTTATCTCCTAAAAACTTTAAAGTTGTTACACTTCTGGAAGAGCGATGCTATTACCACATCCGCATCTTCTTGTACCTTCACTTGGGTGAACCACAAACGTCTTAGAAAATCCTGTGTCTTCGTAGTCAAGGCTACCGCCTTGTAAGTATGTCTGCGACATCTGATCTGCGAATCTGGTGTTGTCGCCAATGCTCAGTTGGGTAGTGCCTGTCGAGATCGTCTTCTCTAGAGTAACAATAAGGCCATTGCATCCACCACCTTTTAAACCTATTTCTAAAACTTCTCCATCCTTTAGCAAATGTTTTAGTTGATCCTGTGCTTTCTGAGTTACGATCAATGTGGTTCATTCTCCTCCCAATTTTGTTTGTATATGTTTAATTAAGTTAGTGGTTGTCTTGGTTAAAACGCATGGAACAAGAGCATGAGCGAAAGCGCACAGACTCCCAACCAACAGACAGCCAGCAAAGTACATTGCTTTTCGTAAGTGTTGCATATACGTTTCATTCTGTTCCTTTAAGTGTTTCATTTTATTGATGCTACTACCTCGTTTCCTTCCCAGTTAGTTCTAAGTTCTACTTTACGCTTTTCACAAGCGTACCTAGTAGTGCCGTCAAGGTTGTCCTTCCAACCATTTCTTTTTAATGTTCGCTTCATCTGCAAACATCCTGCCATTCCCATGCGCTCCCATCCGCTACCTGTTTCGTGGTGGCCCATAAACTCAATAACAGAACCGTTCAAATAAAGCACAAGAACAATCATACTTAGTTGCATTAATGTACTCCATTATTTGCTTTCATTTCAGAAGTCTTATCTTTTAACACTTCAACATGACGCTCAAGGTTCTCGATACGTTGCTTAAAAAAATCTAATGTAAGAGCCTGTTGCTGATCGTATGGAGCCTTACCTGTTTCTATAATACCTTGTAACTTATCAAACTCAGAGGCCAGATGTTCAAGCAACATGAACTGTTCAGCATCCGCTGGGAGCGCTCCTAACTCTCCCCGAGGCCACTTGATTCTAAAATTTTCGTTCTGTTCTACTGACTTCTGCATTAGAATTTGATTAGTTTCAAGGACATTAAGCCTTTCCTGTAGACCAAACCAAGCCCATGTACCTATAGCCACAGCACTAGCAAGACCTATTAAGTTCCTTAAAGGTAGCCCTACGCTAGTCTTATCAGATACTTCAAGGTCGCTCATTTGTTTAACAGTCTTTGCTCTAGTGTATCTATGCGGTCAAGTATTCTATCTATGTGGGTGTCTAGTTCCTGCCTACTAACAGTCTGAGTTGCAAGGTCTGTAACTCTAGCGTGTAACCTGTCTATTTGTGAGAAAATTCTTTTAACTAACCATCCACCAAGGAATAATATAATGCCCATAAGGGCATCTACCATGATAGACGGCTCCATTACAGTTCGGCTCCTTCCTTCTTTAAAGGCTCTGGAAATACTGGATTTGGATTTAACGAAAACGATAAGCCTTCTTCTGACTTTCCGCTCCACAATATACACACTTCTTCGTTGCCTTGCTTATCTACTTTAGCGCCAACATAAGTAGATGTTGTTTTATCTTTGTTGGTAAAAACAATTACAGTGCTAATCTCGCTCATATGTGACATTAGAAGAGGAACTTCTCTAAAGTCATCGTGCATAATCTCAATCATTCTCTCAAAACTATTTACACAATATAAAGAGAAAGGAACGGTCTGATGAAACATATCAGGTGGCGGAGATGAGTTATCTGCTGAAACAGGAGATACAACTAAGGCTAATGCTAGTAATAGTTTCTTCATGATCTCTGTCCCATTGGGTCTGTTATCTCCTGACGTTGTACCTGCTCTAATAGTTCATACAATACTTTAACTCTATCGTTCTGACTGTTACGAGCGGCCCATTTGATTGCACCTTTTAGCGCGGCAATATCTTTCTTCAGGTTCTTATTCATAATGTAACGATGCCTGTCCAAATCCACATCGTATACTGTGCCACCAGAGAAGAACCTTACCCACCTTGCTACTTCAGGAGCGTCGATAGTATTCTCACGCAACGCTCCCATTCCACCGTATGCTCTGGTAGATTGTAGCCTACCCAGATCATCCTTCATCCTCTCACCGAATACACCAGCAGGATTAAGCCTGTTGATCTCAGTCAAAGGAACCAACACCTGTGCTAAGTGATGTAGTCTAGGAGGTAATGATACACCAAGAAAGTCTTTGGACTCACCAGTAAACATAGGTTGCTTGGCTATCTTGCTCTTTCTAAATGTATCGTAGTTAGCAAGTATCTCAAGCGGAGCCTTGATTAAAGGAGTTCCCATTTCAGCAAGTAATGGTCCGGGTTTAATCATACGCTGAAGGTCTGCCATAGGAACTACGTTCAACAAAGTAAACGCTTTGATAACTCCTTCTGACTCTTGACCTAAGAATACAGGAACACGCTCACCCCAGAACGCACCGTAATCAGAGTAGTCTAAGTCTCCAGTCTCATGCTCAAACTGTTGCTTGGCAATGGCTAGTTTCTCTGCTCTTTGTGGATTAAGTACAAGGCTTTTGAGTTGGGCAGGTATGTTCTTACGAGTCCAAGTGTAGAAAGGCATAAACCTTTTAAGAACATCTCTCTCAAACTTTGATACATCAGTGTAATCGAACTGAGATTTTTTTACCTCAAGGGAGGCTATCTCAAACTTGCGGTCATTAGTATTGGCAACATCTCTAATAACTACAGGCTTACCAGTTACAGGATCAATCTGTTCTTTTGTCTTGAACAGTTGACCTTCATACTCTTTAAGTTTATTAGGATTCTTTTTCATCTGACGGAGAGTATGGATAAATACAGCGTATCTTGAGTTACCTTCTATAGTACCACCAAGAGCAAAACCAGCCTGTACTGCTGGGTTCTCTGCTCCTACTCTTCTCCTTAATGCAGAACCTTGTCCTCTAGCGGCCTCCTGTTGAGCCTCAAGCGCCCTAATGTTATCAGCCCTATAGTGACCCGCTGTAATTCCTTTGTTCCTAGCGGCTTCTACAACCTCTCTCATAGAGTATCCAGTATCCATCCAGTTAGGAGCGTTCCATTCCTTTTCTGATATCTTAGGTGGGACTTTATAAAACAAGCCTTTGCCTCCACCAATATCATCAATAAACTTCTGTCTTGCTATATCACTTCCGTTAAACCTAGCGTAATACTGGAGTTTAGCCGCGCCTGTAAATATATCTATTGCCTCTGGTATGTTTACTCCAAGACCAGATATAACATAAGCATTAAAAATGTTACCCACGGCATTACGAGTGTGGTAAGCAGGACGAACACCGAGAGTCCAAGCCTTCCATGAGTTTTGTATTTCATCATAGAACTGAAAAAACTTTTTAATTTCTTTTTCTGAAGCAATGTCACCACGCATTAGACTAAGCACATCTTCTACCTGCCGCTTGATCTGTTTAGGAGCCATGAATATTTCTGATCCATTCTCCTTTGCAACAGCCCTAGCCTGATCCGCAATCTTTTTAGATTCAGACGTTGCTTTTATATATTTTTTAGAGCCTGACTCTAACATTCTAGGGCGAACATCTGAAACACCATAACCTCTTAAACGCATTTGCTCTGCGTATACGTTTTTCCATTCAGTGTCTAGCACATCTTCAGGTACAGTGCGTCTTGGTATTCCTTTAACCTCTGCCCAACCAAGTTCTTCTGGGTCAACAGTTTCTTCAATATATTTAGGCTGTCCTCTGCTTCTTTCAAAGCCTTCTTCTAAGATAGGATTTTGTTTCTTTCTGACCCAAGTTCCATCAGGAACTCCATCCTCATCTAATCCTCTGCGTACCCAGAATCCAATTTCCTTTTCTCTTTTAAACGGCTGGTCATCCATAAACCTAACCCACGCTTGGTAGTCTGTCTTGCCGTCCTCTTTTCTAAAGGTTCTTCTAGCCCACCCATCCTGTTTAGCGCCGTTTATTTTATCTTCAATGTACTCCCACTCATTAGTTTCTTTATTGAACTCTCTTCTATGTCCCGCTTTAGACCAGTCATAAGCGTCATCTGCTGACCCGCCTTTAGCCATAACTCCTGCCTGTGGCATAAGACCTGTTACTCTAGGGCTGTCAGAGATTTCATCAATAGCCCATTTGTTTTGCAGTGCGTTGTTCTGCCTATCCCAACGCATAGTCATTGCCGCTACAGGATCGCTTTGGAAAAACTCATAAGGTTTATCAAGAGGATTAGGTCTTACTCCATGACTTGCAAATGTAGCCGCCATTGCTTGCTCATAGTCTAAATTGGCTTCTTCAACAGTCTTTCTATTAAGAACCGTTCTTTCTTTTTTATATCCGGCTTTAAATATAGGCTGACCAAATTCATCCACGCCTTCTAAGAATTTATCTCCACCCATCTGTAAATACTTACGTCCATCAGACGATAGAACGCCGGGAAAGTAACCTTTATTCAATACACGATTTAAAGGCTGACCATGTATAACGGACAACTCATACAACCTGTTACCCATACGCTCCCACTCATCAAGCATATCAACGCCTTCATCTCCAAGAACTTTACGCCCTTGCATAGATACGTTTGTTAATGGAGTAAGAGAGCCATCATCATATATGTATGCCTCGCTAGGATTCTCCATATTAGGATCGTACTTTATACCGTCCCTTGTAGTTCTTGCGCGTTGAGCCTCGTTAGCAAATACTTTTTTAATTTCGTCTTCTGATACATCTAACTGTCTTGCTCTAGCAGTAAAGTATTGAGACAAAGGAGCAGTAGACTCAACCATTTCTTTTTGAAGTTGCGCTCTAAAATCTCTTCCTTCATCAAGAACGCCTTTTGCTTCTTTAGATTTTCCAACAGGCACATTAAACAATCTAGCAAGGTCTGGTATACCTATGTCATTCTTACCAAACTTAGCATCCATAACCTTTTTACCTGCTCGTTTAAGAACAGGTGTAGCACCAGTCTTTTCTCCCGCTCCTTTAATAAGAGCGCCAGTACCTCTGACAATACCCGGAGCAAACCAAGTAAGAGGATCAGTAGCAACATCACCTGCAAAACCTAGCACACCTTTAGTGAATGGGCTAAGATTATCAGGAAGCATATCCTGAGTTCTAACCTCATCCTCACCAAGCCATCCAGACTTCATGCCTTGGAACAATCCTTCATTTGGGGTCAAGTCTACACCACCTAGCGCAGAGTATATATCACTGCCTAGTTTACTCTCCCTTGCTCCTACCTTTAAAGCCTGTGAAGGACGCTCAAGCAAAGCAAGATAATCTAATACACCTTTCTCGTCACTACCTCTTTCTGGTATTTTAGTATCGTACTTTTTCTTAAGGTTATTTAGTAGAAGCCTTTGCTGTTCTACCTTGGGGCGTTGAAGGAATGAGTCGGGTACTTGAGCGGTAAACTCTTTACCACGAAAATCAAATTTAATATCGGGCATTAGTCCTTAATTACTATTTCATCCTCTGTCATTACAGCAGTGCCATCCAACCCTTGCAACATTTGAGCGGCCATAGTCTGAAGGTCTGCATCAGATTTAACCTCAAACCCTGAGTACAATTCAGGAACCTTAACAAGACCTGCCTTAATATAGTAAGCAAGTTGATTGATAGCGTTCTGCTGATCTCCAGCATCATACGCCTGTTTAAGTTCCATCATCATTAGTTGGTCTTTGCTGTATCTGTCAGTTAATTTAGGCTGACCACGCATATAATCTGCGGCGGCTTCAGCCTGAGTCTTTTCAATCTGAAGTTGATGACCACTTATCTCTGATGCGTATGCAGGATCACCACCTGCCCTAATAATTCTGTCGTATATAACCTTAGAGTCATCAGGTAGAGTGCCGTCTTTATTCTTAATGGCTTCAATAATCTTAGCCTGACGAACATCATTTTTTTCTAATGCGTCTGCTTTAAGATATGCTAAAGCATCCTTTACATAAGTATCTTTTGATCTAGGATTATGAGCCTTTAGGATAGCACCTTGCATTAAAACTTTCTTCAGAGCCTTATTGCTTTTTGCTTGCTGTCCTTGCAAGTAATCTAGTCTAGATTGTAAATCACCGGGAGGAGTCCAGTCATCAGCCATAGGAGTACGGCCTCTAATCAAGTCCATTCTAGGATCAATACCTTGACCACCTGTAAT